GAAGTTCTTCATGTTCAGACTGGCTAGGCTATACGCTTAAAAGAAAGCTTGCCAACCCGGAAAATCCGCTGACCCGATTTGGCTCAGCGGAAATTTCTGGTTGGTAAGTTTTAAAATTAGCTATCTTTGCTTACCTTTGTTTCATGAAACCCGAACGACTCCTTCGTGCCATCCTTCCGGATGTGCTTATAGACAACTTTGATATTGTCAATTTCGACAAGAGTGCTGACCGTTTTGATATTTATCTTGATGAAAAAAAAGTTCAGCTAAAAGAAGATAAGACCAACCCGGATATCATATCCTATGGTTTTGGTGAGTACCGTACAATCCAAGACTATCCTATTCGTGGTCGCGCCACTTATCTCCATGTTCGTAAACGTAAATGGCTTGACAAGTCTTCCAATGAAATCTTCAGCTATGACTGGGATTTATCCGAATTTGACGGTACACGGCTGAATTCTGAGTTCGTTTCTTTTTTAAAAGAAGGAGATTGAATCTACTCCTGTGAGTATCTGTGTGCTTGCGGAACGTTATGGCGTAAAAGGGCAGACTCTTCGTAAACAATACAAGGAGAAAATCAGTGATTACCGGAACTGGGACCAACTCGAACATGCGCATGACTACCTCCTTTATCCTGAAAACATTGGAGAAAACCTTTCTTTGGATGAAACTTGCCTGAGCAATGGAGATGTTTATACGATTCTGACCAATAAAGCAGCTAAAGGCCGTAAGGGGGCTTTAGTTGCAATGGTTCGTGGAGTGGCCACAGATGCGGTAAGCGGAATCTTGCGCAGGCTTCCGCACCGGAAACGGCTGTCTGTCAAGACTGTCACTACAGATTTATCTTCAGCCATGATGCTGACGGTCAGAAAGGTGTTTCCTGCCGCAAAGCTGATCAATGACCGTTTTCATGTACAGCAGCTCATGTCTGAAGCTGTAGACCAGTTAAGAATACGCTATCGGTGGAAAGTACTTGATGCGGAAAATCAGGCTATCAGGGAGCACCGTCAAAAGAAGAAAGAAGCAAAGAGTAAGGCGGAAAGGGAGAGAATAGGGAAATGGGAGCCTGAAAGAATGGAGAACGGAGAAACCCTGCCACAGATAGTAAGCAGAAGCAAGCATATTATACTGAAACACTGGAGCAAATGGAATGAACAGCAAAAGACCAGGGCTGCCATTCTCTTTGATAAATTCCCCAAGCTTCTGGAAGGATACAGCCTTAGCATGAAACTGACAGACATCTTCAACAAGAAGTCAGGTCCCGATGAAGCAAGGCTAAATCTCGCAAGATGGTACAATGAAGTGGAAAAGTTTGACTATATGGAGTTCAACAAGGTACTTGATACCTTTTCAAACCATAGTACGACCATCATAAATTATTTTGAAGAACGATTGACAAATGCTTCAGCGGAGTCGTTCAATGCTAAAATCAAAGCTTTTCGAAGCCAGTTAAGAGGGGTGGCTGATCTGAAATTCTTCATGTTCAGACTGGCTAGGCTATACGCTTAAAAGAAAGCTTGCCAACCGGGGAAATCCGCTGACCCGCAAAAACAATGTGTGGGAAAGGCAGCCGCCAATATCTTAAAATCGGGCATAAAAAAAGCCCGCAAACTTGTGAGCATTATACGATGCACATCGACAACCAATCAGGGCTGCTCTGTTTCGCACTGCAAATATAGGAGTTGTTTTTGAAATAATAAAATAAAAGCGGAGTTTTTTGCTCCGCTTTATAAATCATCAAATACCTTTATAATTAAAGAGAACCTTTAACATCTCTTTTTTCGCTTCTTCATAAGGTTTCTTTATTAATTTTACATATTGGGACTCAACATACAAATTAACGCCAGCATCTCCTATATTGGTGACAAGTTTATCCCTACAATCATCTCCTATTTGTAGAATTTTTCCATACAAACCATTATCAACAGCAGATAAAAGATTTATAAATTTTTCATTTAACTTTTTAAAATCTGCTTGTATATCAGATTCTATATTCCTTTTATTCGCCTCTTTTGTTTTCAATTCATTTAAATGCAACTCAAGACTATCAAAAAAATCATATACAAATTTCAAATTATAATCTAGTATCAAAGTCTTAAGTAATGCAATTTTTCTATCAGCCTCTTTAAAATTATCTTCTTTCTTATTTTTCAATTTATGTATCGTAATAGCAAACCAAATATTGAAGAGAGCTATCAAAATCATCGCTATCTTATAGACAATATCTAACCAGTCTGTCCAATGTACTTCTTGTAAAACAGGTGAAGGAGTAGCTATAGAACATAAGGAATCTTTTACTACTGATATACTATTGATAAACACCATATTCATTTCTATTATTTATCTAAACCTGTTTTATTTTGAAGAATTCTTTCAACAGCTTCATCTAAAGGGCCTTGCAAATCATAGCCATTCGTTTCCAATTCTAATTTTTGTTCAATAATGGAACGACCATACTTTTGCACAACATTTCTAAATAATTCCTCCAAAAAAGACGGAGTTATGGAATATATATCTTTAGGAATGATTAGTTTTACCTTATCAAAATGTTCAAACAAGTCATTTAATTGACTCTTGTTACGAACATCTTCTCCACGATCCCTTCCTGTAAAAACTTTAGATTTTACGCTCCCAATTTGGCTTCTATAGTCCTCTAAATCAATTATGTTATTAATTTTGTTCATTATTCAAATCATCATCGTTAATTAACAACTTTGCAAAGATAGCTGTTCCAGGGAAATAGTTAGGTACTGTATAGACATATTTTTTATCCGGTACATCCGTTAATTTACCCGACTTATTAAAAGAAATAATTCCTCTTGAAGTGCCATTTTCATCTTTTATATCTACCAGCTTATAAGTACCATCAAATTCAATTCTTGTATTGCCAGATAAAAGATACATCCGCGAAATATTATCAGCTTTATCATTTCCTTTCAATTTAAAAAAGCTATCAATAAATTGAATTGTACCATTTCCTCTTTTACATATTTCTTTTGGAATGCAACTTACTCCCTCTTGCAAGGAATATAGCGTCCACAATGTTTCTTCTGTAAAGGCATCTTTTTTAAAAATATTACGAGATTTAAAACTGTCTGATAACTCTTTCATTTTTTCCAAACAGTCAAAATTTATAGACGAATCTTCATTGGGATATTTAAATTTCTCATAAATTGTTTGTCCAAAATTCAAAATCACCAAATTCAGCATACCAAAATGTCTTTTACCATCCATACACTCCTCAAAATACCCTATTAAATATCTATATTTTAATGAAGAATGTTCTTCTGCATTTATTAATGTTTCGCCTATGACGCAACCTAAATCTCTCATAGCTTCTCGACTAAGTTTTTTTTTCACTCTTTTCAGACAGCTATTTACATAATCCAGTAACGTTGTGGTATCAATTTCTTTTTGGGCCAGCATACTTTCATGTCCGAGTCCCTCTCCATCAAAACACCTTAATCTATATGGAATAATGTCTTTATATAAAATTCGCCGTTTTATTAACTCTGTAGGCGAGCCCACAGAATTAAGCAACCTATTTACACTTTTATCGTCTATATTCTTACCTCCTACAGAAGCTAGTCTAACATACTTATTATATATATTTCCCTTTTTGCATTTCTTTATGAAATTATCTATTTCCAATAGAATGGCATCCAAAAAAACTTGTGTTACCAAATCTACCTTCTTACACTTTTTATAATCAAGCCATATTTCATCACAAGTTTGATATATAAATGCAGAAATAATCTGTCTTAAAAGAAGATAGCTTTCTGTTTCATTTTCTATTATAGAGAAACATTCTGGAACTTCAAAGTTCCGTACCTTCTTAGATTTTTCTTTTTCTAATTTTTTTATATAAAAAGGGCTTTTGGTATCATAAACCAAATATGATAAATTTCTAGGCAGAAAAACGACTAAAGCATCCTCATATGACTTTATTTTTTTTGCTGCTAACAAATATAACCTATTTTTGTCAAACTCAAGAATTCCCTTTTTCCTGCGTTTCTTTCTTTTAGCTATACTTTTTAGCCTTCTCCTAAAACGTTTTTCGGCAAGATATACACTTATATTATAATCTATCATTAAAAAAATGGTGAATCCCTTATCAAAACATGCCCAAAGGTATTAGTGCAACCTTAACCCGATTTCACGGATTATGTCTTGAAAAGGGATTCATGTTATATTTCTCAGTATATTGAAACCAAGTCACTAATTTTTAGGAGCATTACAAAAATGTAGGTTTATTTTGACATGACAAAATAAAAAAGATTTTTTTTGCGAAACATCCATAAAAAAATCCCCATCTTTGAAAAACTATGCTCGCCATCAGTTTACAAAAAGAACAAATCTCATCGGTAAAGCTGCAATATCTACACAAAAGAAGCTTCCAACCCGTAAAAGTCTCTTTGCCGTCAAACAATATAGTATATCATTATCATGTACCAATTATCTAAAATGATACAGCCTGTAACGAACTGCCAATGTCATGGATAGTATCCAATATCAGCTTCTTACGTTCCGGTGAGGGCGTTTTCGTTCCCTTTATATAGCTTGCCAACAAACTCTGCTGAATGCCCATCCTCCGGGCAACCGCCGAGATATTCAATTCCGGATGTGAAAGGAAAGCATCCTGAATGCCAGGGGCCGGTTCTTTGGTATCATCATAATAGAAACTTTCATAGCTCATATCTTCGTCTATGTCATCCCAATGGATACCAAACGGTTCAAATTCATACTTTGCACGTTGCTCATCGGTAGCCACTAACAAGCGAGGATAGAATTTCAAAGATTGGTACAAAGTCTCCTCCTTGTCATTGGTTACATAAATCCTACCATTCTCAAACCATAATTTAATAATCTTCATATCAACCTCCTTCTTTATATTGAGAAGCATGGGGGATTAAAAATCCCCATGCAATTTTTTCCATTCTTCCTGGATAACTTCCAGATTTTCCTCTAAAATCGCTCTTGCCAAACTCAAGTCTTTAGGTTTCATACCTTTGTTCTCTATCAATTTGACTTCGTCTCTGATTTCAAACTTGGCTTGCCCGTCTTGGCTGGTGACATGGCAATGCGGTGGCTGGTGTTCCGCTGTGTAGATTTTAAATTTCAATCCGAATAAAATTAAAACTGTTGGCATATCATATTGTTTTTTGATTACACTACAAAGATAGGATATAATTTTATATCCTACAAATATTCATCCGATAAAAGATATAAAATTATATCCTTTTAACTTTAAACAAATCCCCCGCCGTGGTTGAAGGAACGGAAAAATAAAAAAATACCTCTCTGCCCGGTACATCCTTTGAATAGACAATACCGGGCGTACCTGCATAGGTGCAAAAAAACAGACAGAAAGCACTGCTTTCTACCGCTAAAACGCGAAAATTCCGTGTGGTTAAGTTTGGTTATGCCTGTACCCTATACAGTATCTATAACCAAGCGTACCACACGGAATTTTCGCGCGCCCCCACTCCTACGGGCGACTTCTCACCATATTCGGACGTTTTTCAACCGAGAAAAGCCCTTTAAAGAACTATATTCCATTGAAAGACAAAACAAAAACCCCATTCCTGTGATAAAATCGCAGGAATGAAGCAGCTCGCTGCCCGAGCCGCGCCGTCGTCCGTTTGCAATCGCAGCCGCCCGCCCGCATTCGGAAATATGACAAAATATTTACAGTCCCGTAGTTTCGTGCCCGTAGTGCGCCCTATCCCACCCATACCGGCACACCATACAAAAAAGCCCTGCTATCCTCACGGACAACAAGGCCAGGCTAAACGAAATCAACAAAAAAAAGTGTTATACAGAGGCAGCACCCGATACACTCCTGCCTATCCTCCACACACGAATATATTCCTTTCTCAATATGAAATATTTCAGTGCATCCGTCAAGTTGGTAGACTCCTTAGGCAGTCTGTGCGTAGGCAATTTATCCCCAGTCTTCTGCTTGACTATCAGACTGGCACTGTTAGGACCGCTCGCTATTTTGGTTTCCGTCACTTCCATTTCCGACTTAAGGTTCGGACAATTATATTGGTCTATTAACAACAAAAACAGATTGCGCTCCAGGTTCCCGCTCAGCAAGTCCATAAAGAAACGATATTCCAGGTTACTGCCGATATTCCCCTGTCCCAAAGACATTAGCTGCACTTGCCATCCGGTACGATTACCGTCAGCATCCGTTTCTATGTTCTTCTTTATCTGCGTAGCCATATCCGCACCTACCCCTTTGTAGTTGTTCATGGCACGGTCATAATACAGCTTCAGTATTTTACGTCTGTGCGGTTTGAAGTAGTACAGAAACCTATCCGCCAACACACGCACACTGTTCGGTGGAAGCGTGTACAGTTCTTTCATCACGCGCATGATATGCCCGCTCCTCTGCCCAAAAACCATGGAAAGCATATTGCCCGCATCCATGCCTGCTTCCAGCGGCTTGCTCACATCCAGGTAACGAAGGACTGTGCAGTCCTGTTCCCACCCGAACGGATGCCGTTCTATCACTTCATTCAGATAGCCGTCCGAATAAAAATGCTTCATCGCCAGATTACAATAAAACATCTGGCCAGCCTCCAATTTCGGAATGATGGAAAGCACATTGCATTCCAAACCCTCAAGCCCTTCCGCAAACTCATCCGTGAACCAGTCCTCACCCAATACATCCGCATTCACATAGGAAGAAGATATGAAAAAAAACGATACACCACGACGCGTCTTTATCCAGCGGGCTTCCCAGCGTTTCATGTTCTTTCCTGCAAGTTCCAGGGAACGCCCGGCGGCCGTCAGCTTTGCCTCCAAAGACCTGTCGGTCCGGAAACTATTCTTCAGCTCATTATAATGCTGCAAGCAGGCCAGGTATTCTCTTTTCGTCTCATTGTAGACAAAACCGGTACGCAGCATCAGCAGTATCTTTTTCTTATCATTCTGCTTCGCCAGCTTCAAAATCCAGTCATATTCGCCCAAATGGTTCGGGTTCGGCATATCGGTCGTAAGGGTACGACTGCGATACCAGACACTGTCCCCATACTTCACCCGAAAGCCACGCACCGCCTTCAGCAAGTTCGTGAACTTTTCTTCCGGGAAATACTTCACCTCATCCCCGAATACGCCTACATAAGAGCGTCCCGCACCGATTGCCGGGCGGTCCAATGAGATAAAAGTGAAGTTAAAGCCGGTGTAGAACACCATTGTATTTCTCCAATCGGAGCACACGTTGTACATCCGTTCCTTCCACTCCTGAGGCGGTTCTTTGTTTATCACATAATGTCTGTCAAGTTCCCACCCCAGCATAGACAACCCGTCAATAAGAGAGGGGATGATATTCTTGTGCAAATCCGAATAGGTATCCGACACCCATGCAAACGGCGCACCCGGACAATCGTGCGCAACTTCCTGCACCCGTTCCGCAAGCACCTGCACTGTTTTGGCAGAAGCACGCCCGGCAACCCAATAGAGCGACCATGGCATCATAACCGATATGAGCTGAGCCATCCAATTGGAATAGCGCAGCTCCACATCATCCAATATCTTTAGTTTTTTCTTCCTGGTCATCGAGCATTTCTTCAAAATCAATATCAACCACATTGGCATCACGTTTCAGCCGTACCTTCTCCCTGGATGGTATATCCGGCATCGAGTCAATCTGAGCAGCCAACAGATTCCGGTTGGCAGAAGGAAGCCTCACCTTTTCCGGGTCAAGGTCATACACCTTGAAAGGCTTCTCATCCAGTTCTTTCGGCTTCACCGGGTCCGGTCTGTCAAGCTGCTTAATCCTGGCAGCCTGTACGGTCAGATTGCCGTACACTTCCATGTCTTTGGAGTTAACTGCGTTCTGAAGAACCACATGGGCAGCTTTCATCAGATTGTCAAACACCATGTTCCGGTGCGCATTGTTCTCTATGGTATCATTCAGGTAGAACAGATTAATGGCTTCACTGTACATCTGCCTGGCACGCATCCGTTCCACATTAAACGGCTCGTGCATCAGGAAAGCGATTGCATTGTCCTTACCATATTTACGATTTATCCCCACCAGGGCATACAGCGCATTATAGTAATCCAATTCATCACCGGTCAGTTCTATCGTACATCCTGAAGCAATGTAGTCCTGCAAGGTCTCAAAATAAGATTTTTCAAACATCAGCCTATATCGTCATAAAATATCTTACTAATCGAATTACGATACCCGGTCGCCTGGCGGAACTTATCAAACCGCTGCGCCTGAGTCACGTTATCCCCCGTCTCCGCACTGGCAGCCATAGCCAAACCCTCTTTGGCCCGTTGCAACAACTGCCCACGTTCATAATGGTATTTCAACGGAGACCCTACAAGGTTGAAATACCAGATAAAATCCGTTTCCGGAACATTGTAATACATTGCAATCTGTTTCGGCTCATAACCGATACCGGCCAGCCGTCCCAGTTCATCCATGTCTATCCGGTCAAACCATGGCGGATCTTCACGCCATTTTACCACTTCGTCCGCTACGAAACTCATACACTTCCTTGTTTTTTAAGAATACATACTGCTCTTCCATTGCATTTTCCCCGTAATTTCCCGACCCCTCAACAACAAAATAACCTGCCGTTGTGTCAAGACAGGTTATCTTCTTATCTCCAGGAGAAAGACAACTCAATCGTTCCTTCCCGGTAGAGCTGCATCAGCCGTTCAAATACCTTCGGCATCCGGAACTTAATCGTTTCCGAAATATGGAGATGAATGACGCCGATAAATCCTTTTTCCTTCCAGCGGAGCAGCGCATTAATGATACGCTCATTCGTCGAATAGGTCGCTACATACAAATGATTCACCTGCCCTGCATGCTTTATCAGATACACAATAAAGGTAAATGCCGTAAAACTCTTCTTTGTCTCGATAAAAAACGCCTCGTTTTCCTTAGGCAAACGTCCGCATAATTCTTTCAAGCTATTCAGCTTGAACGTCAACATTGTTTCAAAACGTCTGGTGAAAATACGGGAATCGGACATTTCTTTCCGGAGTTCCTCCAAATTAAAATAATAACTCATTCCAACAGACGATTTATATCTGCCAGCTCCTTCTCATAGCCGGCCAACCTTTCACGGCGAATCGCATCCAAATGCGGTTTATCCCCTTTCGCCAGTTCCGACTTAACCCGCCAAATATTATTCTCCACCTGTCTCAGCCTACGTACCAGTTCCTTGACCGGAAGTTTCAGAAGCTCACTCCTGCGGCGGAACTCGGCAAAAGCCGGATGTTTTCCCAACAGCGAGTGGTTTTCCTTGTAATAGTTCAACTCTTCCCATATCATCCGATTACCGATATAGCTATCAATCAGTTCACGACTGACAGTAGCGCATTCTTCCAAAGAGGTGCAATCGCGCAATTTCCGGTGTAACCGCACATAAGCATGATACTTGCTGAACTTACGCGAAACAAGCGCTTCCAGCTCCATGGGGCAGTCCGGTTCATTCAGGAACGGAAATTCTTCACGGAAAGAGAGCGGCTCTCTCCGTGAAGCACTTCCCGTAAGCTCCCTTCAATTCTCAAAATCGGAAGAAACCGGGAAACATTTATCAAGGAATTTTTCCAACCAAGAAGAATACCCCGAAACAGCATTGTTCATAAACACCTTACGGGATAAGATATCAACCACCTTATTCTCATCCGGACTCTGCGATACTACAGGCAGCAACACCTGGTCGGTTTTCCAATCAAGATACACCGGCTGTGTCGGATATGGATGGGAATTATAATAAACAGAAGTAAACAGGTAACCTCCCTTTTCCAGTTCCGGGAACCGTTCAAACATCGCAGTCAACTTCTCTTTATCAAACAATACCGGAGTATGGGTCTCATAATTCAGGCATGGCAAACCGTTCTTTTCCAACAACATTGCGGTCTGTTTCATATTCTCCGCATAAAGTCCCTTGAATCTCATCGGAACAAGCTTGCCCGATACTTTAGGAAGTGCGATGTGTGGCAATGCAACCGGATTCATAACATAGATATCATCATTACTCCAGATGAAATATCCGGTCACTTCAGGAGAAGCTACAGCAATTCTCAATTTAGCGAGTGTATCAACCTGCACATTATCGGATACACGCTGATGCTCGATAAAGGTAATTTCTTCGCTGAACCAAGCCTCACGGTCACCGATGACCACCACATTGATTCCGAAACGTACATTCTCCTGCCAGGAGCGTAAAGCATACAGCAGCTCTCTGCCCTGAGCAAATTCCCTGCAATAAGGAATAACAACCGTTATATGGTCCTGAGCCGTAGCATTCACTTTTTCCATTTCAGACAAAGCCTCCTGTTCCGGCGCTGCCATACCATCATTCACATCTGCATGGGTGATATCCACCTTTGTTAACTCATCTTTTTCAGTTTCCTTTTTCGTTGCCATAATTTATTTTTTTTATTCGATACAAAAATATCCCCTATCAATATCCTATAAAAGGACAGAGAGGCGCATGCCAAGCAAACGCCTCTCCTATAACCAACCTTTAAACAAAACTACATTCCATCTCCGTCAGACGACAATTCCGAAGCAGGCGGCAATCCTAAAACAGCGTTGATTTCCTCGCTGTCCGTTGCCGGAATAAGGCTCTTGGCTATATGGCCGATAGTGCCACCGCGTAAAGAACTGGCCAGATTAATGGTATTCTTATCCCCTTCCTTGTTATCCTGAGAATCCGCCTTGGTCATCTTGAGCGGAGTACACGGTGTTCCGGCAATCTTCGCATCATCCCCCGAACACCCGAAAACAATCGCCCCCAGGTTCTCGTTGATGTTGTTGTTAACAAACTCATCATGTTCCAGCTCCGTACCCGGATGCTCATAATCCACGTGGTGAATGAATCCGCGCGCATCATCTTCCCCCTCACTGGTATGATAGATGTTTATTGTAGAATCCGTAGTATACACCGCTATCGGTTTTTTGCCTTCCGCCATTTCAAAAGCGGTCACCTTCACGCCCTTTTCATCACGGGTGCAGGTCTTAACGTCCTCCCAACGGAAAAGCATGACATAGGACTTCTTCCCTTTCGGACGTCCGGCGTTCGATGTCTTTTTCGGTACTGATACCATTGTATAGTTTTCACTCATATATACCTCCTTTCATTTCAAATGCCATCATCAGAAGCCGAAGAAACAGAAGCCTCTTCTGCCGGCGGCAGATAAGCGAAAATAGCTTCAGCCAGCCAAAATCCGGTAGCCTCCCACCATTCCGCAAAAATCTTCACATCGTAATTCTCTCCCTGCATCCAAACTTTTGCACTCTGAGGGTCCTTACTGCGCAGATGTTTGAAGTTCTCTTTCGGTGTGATGAAGAACACACCCGTACCTCGCATGCCTTCAAGCGGCACAAACGAGAACTTGGAAAAATCGACCTTGATTTTCTCACCGTCCTCATTCTTCAGCCAAGGATATTTTTTACGATATGCCTTACCATAACGTGTTACCAAGTCCGGGTCCGCATGGATAAACATGGATTTTTTCTTGTACAGAGGTTTCACTTCCTCAACCGCTTTCTCTATCTGGTCAACCAGTGTCGCATCCTCGAGCTTCTCACCATCGAGCAGCCAGGTTATCGCTTCATTATTCGCTTTCTTGAGTTTCTTCAATTGGGTGACATAACCGTCCATGACGTCATTAGCATCCGTAGCGGCATCACCGTCCTTTGTAGCCGAAGTTTCCTTAAACTCACCAACCGCCAATGCGATTTCGCGTTCCTCGTCCAGTTTTGGGAATATAAGCTGATACAAGATGTATTTCACTACCGGCATATCTTCCGGTTTCAAGTTCTCATCATACAGATAGCCGAGAATATCCTCCATGATGTCCGACGGCGTAATGGGAACGTTGATTTTACACTTGTAGTTCTTTATTGTCAGCGGAGTGAACTTAGACTTGCCTTTAGGCGTCCACTTCGGAACGAACTGCTGAAGCACTGAATCAATGGCAGCCTGCTGCGCACGTACTTCCGTCTTATCCGTTACCAATGTTGACATGTACTTCGTGGACTCCGTAGTACCCATCAGTCCTTTGAGTATCTCAATCCGTTCCGAAGATACATACTTCCCAAACTCCTTCTGGAGTTCAGTTGTTTCAATGGTCGAGTTACCACTGTATGCCGCACCTTTGAAAGCTGCGTCCAAATAACGGTTATGTGCCAGACTCATGTCCGGTTTAAACTTATTACCCATCTCTGATTTACCCCCATCAACCTGCTGACCGGCATCCGGAACCGGTTCTTTTGTCATTTTTTCTATTTGCGCATCTTTTTGGGCAATCTCATCCTTCAGAGCTTTCACTTTATCATCCAGTTCTTTCAAGGATTTACGTGCCTGGGCAAGCGCTGTCTCGTTACTGTCGCGCTCCCGTTCCAATTCCGCTTTCACGTCATCGGTAACCGCTTCCTCTGCATTCCTACCCTCTTTCTCAAATTCGGCGAGATCCTTTTTAAAGGCTTCGACGAATACCGCCCCGTACTTCTGCTTCAACTGCTCTTCCTGCGTAGAAAGAAGGATTGATTTTCCTTTCTCGTCTTTCGCAAAGGCCGAGATGCCCAAAAAGCCAAGTACCACGCTCATTACTTTTCCAAACATACTTTCAGGATTTTGAGTTGATATAATTGTTAATTGTCATTTCCGCATTGATTTCCCGGCTACGCCGTACAGCATAATCCTGGTTACCGATACTATCTATAAGTCCAACTTTCAGCGCATCTTCCGCATAGAACATGCGTCCGCGAAGCAGTCCTTCAGTCTCCTGCTTCAAACATTCACCCCGGTTCTTCCTGACATTTGCCTGAAAATCCCTTGCCAACGGGTCCAGTTCTTCGTCACGGATGGAAGCGTAATCACCTTTCTTGGCCGCTTCAAACGGAGCATTCTTGTAATCGGAAAGATTGGAGTAAATAGTATGCACCTTAACGCCGGCATTTTCATAATACTTAGCATAATCCGGAAAGCTCATCATCACACCGATACTGCCGAACTCGGCAGATATGGTATTCGAGGCAATAATCTCATCACAGTAGGAAGCAGCATAATAAGCAGCCGATGCACAAAGGTCACAATGTGCAACAACCGCTTTTCCTTTACTTTTTGCATAAAGAATGGCATCGACCAGCGGTGCAATGGCATCCACTGCACCGCCACCGGAATCGATGTCACACAAAACAGAAGAGATATTAGCCGAGTCAGCCGCGTCACGAATAAGGGCCGCATATTCCGTTGTCCCGTAACTGCAATACGTACCATACTTCAGCATAGTACCATGAACCGGAATGATAGCCGTACTACCTTGCGGAGCATCGCTGAAGCTATTGCCGAGTCTTGCGCTACGCCCATCTTTTGTCGCAATCATCAGCGGTATAGCTTCACGCTCAGACAACCGACCGGTATCCTGACTATCAAAGTCGCGTTCCAACAGTTTATCGACAACAAGCAGGTTGGATTCAACCTCCCGGAACGAAACGAACCATTTGCCCCGACAGACCGCACTATATAAATTTGAAAACGCCATTATATTTGTATCTACTAATAAACGATACAAAGGTACAACAGCGCTACCCGCTTAAAAGGACTTTAAATTTTTGGCAAACTCCGCACTATCACGTTTAAAAGAGAGGGTTAATTTCAAAGGAGAACCTGCATATTCCGTTGAGAACGACACCGGGAACTGGTCCGTGCCTACCACCTTGCAGTCACCATTCGATAAATCGAGCAGCACCAACCCTTCCTGCCGTACCAGCTCCTGTATTCTCCCCATATTGGCTTTTCCCGTATCCGTAACAACAGCCTTAAGCTCTTGTTTCACTACGCCTCCGGACGTATCGCAGCTCTCTTTAAACTCTCCGGAAGATATTCCGATAACTTCCCAGTCACCGCGGACCCTAATAAAATCCGCACCTGGACAATTTCCAACCGAAGCATCCGCTATCGGAAGAAAACACATGCCGCATACCTGCGACCGTCTGTCATCCTGATTCATTTTAGTTAAAAGTTTAAGTGATATTCAATTGAAAATCCGTTTTTTACTTAAAGTTTAACAGATTAAATAATGTTAATCAAAAAGGGTCAGTTGTATGTCATGGTTCACTTCCTTGACAATCCGCCGGCGATTACGATAATCATACTTCTTCACCGCATCATAATTCAATGCGTTGGCCTTGATATTATAGGCAGCCAGAAAGGCTTTGATAATCCTATCCTGCTTATACCCTTTCTCATAGCCTGAAACAAAGTACTCACGAATACGGATGCGGAACGATGCCTCGATATAGTCGCGAAGCATCTGCTGTTTCCACTCCGGAATATAAATAAAATTCTCTTTCAGGATAAAATGATTCCATTCACGGATAGGAAGGCACAGCTTTATCGGATGGTCCTTAAGGGACTGCTGGGGCGGACGGTCACTGACTGTCACCATAGCCTGAATAAATTTGCCCAGGTCATTGGCCGATGTGACCTGTATATATTCGTCAGTTCCCCTTGTACACCCAAATTCATGGTAAAGGAAATCATGCAGATAAGGTTGCAGTTCAATCGTTACATAAGGTTTCATATCATAAATAGTTGGTTTCTATGCAAATATAGTCACTATATATAACATTGCCCGCTATTTTTCCGGCAAAATTCAACGCATAAAGTAATACATTTTTGCTCTCTACACCTTCTACAATTTCTACAATCTGCATAAACAAGTATATATCAACAATATAACGGTTTTATTATTGGGTAATAAGTGTAGAAAATCTGTCTATAAAGTGCCATTTTGTAGAAGAAATATAGAAAAACTGCATTTTGTAGAAAGTTGTAGAAATGTATAGAAGTCGTTTTTATATACTAATACATTGATTTATAACATTGTAGAAAGTGTAGAATGTAGATACTAATTGAAAAGTGCGCCAATATTCCAGTTGAAAATTGCGCCACCATAGGATAAGTATAATGACCTTT